GGAGATCGCCCATACCTCAAATGACTCGATCTTATGACCTTCAGTAAACATCCCATCATCTAAGATAAGGCGTCGCGTTTCAAGTGGAGCCAGAAGGCCTCGTAATGTATGTCGAGCCATTACTTCTTCGCCTCCTTATGAGCTTGTTTGACAGCAGACTTGAATCCACCCTTCTTCCACTCGCCGTTCTTCTTCTTGTACTTCTTCGAGACACGCTTGAACGCTGCCTTGTACTTTCGATTGTACGCGGATACCTTGCGCTTCTTTGTGGGCTCTTTGGCCGCAGCAACAGCACCCGTAGTTGTACCCTCAACAAATCCCTGGACCAGTTCGGGAGGTAAACCAGTTGCGGTGGCGACAGGGACCAGGAGAGCATCAGCAAGTGCTCTCAAGCGGAGAGCAAGCCGAATGTCTTCATCAGTTGGCAAGTAGATCGCCTCACTGTTGGGAGAGTGCAAGTGCCATTGCTGCAGACTGTGAAAGGGTTTCAACGGTGCATTCCAAAACGACAGACACTTGGTCCACTGCTGGAGTTACCACGGAATCGGTTGCGAGGTAAATTTGCTCAACACCAATCAAGTAACCTTTTTGGTACATTTCAGGAGAAAGGTCGGCCATGTCGCTGAGTGAAGTGTTGCCCGCTGCAGCTGTTCCAACAACCAAGCGACCGCTCGAAATAACTGAGCGATCAGTAGCGTCAACCATCTCTTTTTGAGACTGCGTAGTCAGTTGGTAGGCAGTCATTGAATTTGCATTGTTGCCAGCGACTGGGATTTGCAGTGGCGATCCGTATTGAACTGATACTCCATGAATCCTCAACACACTCTTTCCGAGTGCATCAACATAAGCGCCAGTATCGATTGCTGCCTCTGCATAATTAAGTCCGTCTGTTGTAACCTTTGCTCTGATAAAGAAGCTGTCTGTTTTCGCCATAGTGCTCATCTCGTTTTTATTGGGTGTCCAGGGGTTGTGTCAGTGCATGAATTAACTGGCCGGCTCCCCCGGACAACTTACTCACCCCCCATGCAGCACTTAATCTTCTCTACCGGTGGCACGCCACTTACTACCATCCACCCCACCCAACCTCCTATGCTAACTAGCCTTATGTTATTATTCTGCCGTAGGCTTTTTTTTCTGTCAAATAGGAATACCATTATTATAGTGAACTGCTTGGGCGTGTTATGGGGAACCAGTACAGCATAACGGTGAGTGATGAGACGAATAGAATCCTGCAAGACATGAAGAAAGAAGGCTACAAGATGTCCCAGGTCATCGATGCAGCCGTCTCTACCATGGGCAAAGATGGCTGCGCTCGTATCATCCGTGATCGTCGAGCCCTGGCAGCACTCAAGAAGGCGGCGGAACAATGAGAGAGCGATACGCGGACGACAGTGCAATGTGCAAATCAATCATTTATGTCGAGGCCAGTCTTAATTTATTTCAGGAACACTTCTGTGCGACGTGTAGAATTGCAATCGCGTTAGAGAACATCGTTGAATTGATGGAGGAGGGGCATCAATGACCTGGAGCAAAAACCCAAGGTTCTGCAGCTGCGGAACGCGTATTAGTTCCAGCGCAAATGTATGTCAATCAATCCCCAGGTGTGCAAGATGTTGTCGCCTGGAGCGAGAAGCCAGGAGGTCAAATCAATGTGCGTGAAGTGTGAAGCCTGCGATCAGACGTACTTCTGCAAACATAACCAACGCCTGAGCACTGGTGAAGTCGTTCGATGTGAATACAACTTCCTTTGGGTTCGAACCTGTATGCTATGTCAGCCCAAGTAAGGGATCAGTGAGATAGCAACTTGAACAGTTTCGAAGCCACCGACCAAACCGAGAGTGAGAAAAGAAACAAGCACGTTAAGTCGAATCAGACTTTCGAGGTTGGATTCTTTCTCTGCTCGACGTTCTTCACGGGTCATAAGCCACTGTGCGAACCGCTCAGTCTTACTTGGTGTTTTCACTTCTTCAATTGGTTCTTCAGACATCTTGGCCAGTCTCCTTGATTAGTTGCAATACTGCTTGGTCCTCAGTGAGTTTTAGCGGCATTATGGAAACTAAGTAATTGCATGGATGTGAGGAATTGTTGTGAATGAACAAATCGCGGATGATCACATGGTCAGGATCAATCGTGGCGAAACTCATTAGACGCGTTGTAGCAGTTGTGGTTTGCATAGCCCAACCAATTTGCCGGCTATCCCCAGCATTGAATCCAACCCCGGGATCCTCGTCCGACATGGAAAGGAAAGCTTCAGGGTCATCACCTGAAGCAAGGGAGATCGCCCATACCTCAAATGACTCGATCTTATGACCTTCAGTAAACATCCCATCATCTAAGATAAGGCGTCGCGTTTCAAGTGGAGCCAGAAGGCCTCGTAATGTATGTCGAGCCATTAC